TAACTTGAAGAGACTATGTAATTAGTTCCTGAGATATCATTACCAGAGGCAATGTTATCTTGAATAACGTCAACTGTTGTATTATTTACATCCAATTGTAGATAGAGATCTTGGAGACCAATAACGTCATTTGAGTATGGTTGAGCAGATATTTCTACCAGAGATGAATCTCTATTAACGACTGTTGAAATGATATTTATTGGGTTTAAACGAATCTCACCAGTGATATAATTAATGGTACCCACATTCTGTTTTACGATAATGGGCTCAGAGGGAGAATTGAGCTTAAACAAGAACAATTTACCCTTCTCCAGATCTTTATTTGGTTGATCACCCAAATACACCGTTCCACTAATACCACTAACAGTGAATCCACTTGATCTAATGTTGTAACCTACTAAGTTACCACTGAATACCGCACTGTATCCGTGGTTCTTAATATAAAAACGATTACCAAAACACAACTCATACTCTGCAAACTTGTTGAGTTTGGCAACCATATCCCTTCTAACATCTATATTAGTAATATTAGAGGTGATTGACTCGTTACTTTGGTCAATGATTTGTTGGAACTGGGAATACTTGAACCTAGCACCAAACTGATTTAACTCAGAAGAGTCTGCATAAGTGGCAATGTTCTGCGTAACAATGTTTTGAACATATGATGAAGTAGGTGCTAAGTTGGAGTTATAGTAAACATCACAATTAGCTTCAATATAAAGATACTTCAGATCGATAATTTCAGGCCTGATACCAGCAACGGAGTAGTTCTTAATCTCAAATTGAAGGTTTCGCTTGATGGAACTTGATAAGTACACCCCATTATAAGGCTTGATACTGATAAAGACCTTGCCAAACTGTGGCGGAGTAAGGTCTTCACCTCCAAATGCCGACACAGATTCGGCTTCTGGGTAAATTTGAGGGATTAGACCCTCATAATCGGCTGCAGTAACTGCCCTATTTTGGGAAGCGTAGATTTGTGGAGCGTATTTCTTGACTGATTCGACACTTTCAATGGCTTTACCACCTCTAGACCGTGTATCAGTGGTGACAATAGACACACCCTGACTAATGGCATTACCATTATTGCCAACCATGTTGCCAATAAACGTGAAATTAGTGATATTATTGGCTGCAGCACCCGATGAAGTGATGTAACTGGCCTCAATATAATTCAAATTTTCCAATTTTACGCCAAAAATACCGTCTCCGAACAAAAGTTCGTACCTTTCTTGGTCAATTTCTTGAATAAAGTAAGATCGGGTCGAAGCGGTAACATCAAAAAGACTATTGTAGAGCTCAAATTTTCTCTCAACTGTCGATTCTTTGGTATTTTTAACAATAACCGACAATAAATCTGTATCAATACCGGAATTTGGTAGTACAAACTTCTGATTTGGGTTTTCTGTATCTACAGTATATGTTTGTGTAAGATAAGTTCCTTCATATACCTTTATATTATTGAAATTGGCAAGTCCAAATGAGTCAACTGGGATTGTAATGTCATTTGGGATTGAAAATATAAAATTAACAGTCTTATTCACCCCTGTAGATCTAGAAGTAACTACTGCTCCTGCCTTAAGAGTGACTGCAACGGCTGTAGTATTACTTACATCTACACTAAAACTAATATTAGCACATGCGGCTTTACGTGATCGTGGTACATATCCTATATTACGTGCTAGAGAGACTACATTCTCCCTTAATGTCGCACTGTCTATGAATACCTCATTAGTCACCATGTTGGCGTTATATGAGGTTATATACGTATTATATGCTAGAGCATCAACGATTGTACTTAGATTAGATCCCTCAAAATCATAGTCAGTAAAGTTTGAGTTGGCACGAAGATAATCCTTGATGGATTCTCGTATCCCATAAAAATCTAAGTTACTAAAATTAACTAACGGCATTTACCTAGTGGGCTGTAATGCAAATGATAATTGTTGTGGTAATACATCAATACCTATAATATCGTATGTAATAGTACAATTAAACTCATTACTATCAAAGTTAGGAACAACCTCAACTGTAGTAAGACTAATTCTAGGTTCGAAATTATTCAAGGTATCTTCTATCTCTGATTGAATAGATGATGCAGTGATACGATCTAGATTTTCAAACAATAAATTTGATACATTACTTCCAACAAGTGGTTGGAAAGGTTTTTCACCAGGTAAAGTAAATACAAGATTACGAATTGCACGTGCAATCGCATTCTCATTTCTGGTTACAATCACATCAGAATTGATAGGATTGACCTTAAATGACGCACTAACGTCTAAAAATCCTTTACTAACCCTTTGTACAGGCACTTAATAATATACAACAATTCTCAGTTATTTATAGGGATAACCTGAGATTTATTCTGTTAACATTTCACTCGTATCTTCATTTTCCCAAAAGTCTTTATAATCTACTTCACTTGCTTCATAGAACCCATCCTCACGTACCTTCTTACGATTCTTAGGTGTTTTCTGATCGTTATTGATTTCTCTTAAAAAGTTTTGTTCCATGATAACTACCTTTCCTTTATATATCATTCCATTAAAAAAGGTCCCTATTAGAGACCTTTGATTAATCATTTATCGTCCTTGACCACGATAACGCTTTGGTTTGTTATTACGACTAGTAGCTGCATACTTAGTATGAGATCCATTGCCTTGACGTGTTTTCTTAGGTGTTGATTCAATTAGATTATCACCTGTCAATGATTTTTTAACTTTAGCCATTCATTCCTCCATAGGTTCAAAGTAATTACGTATCTCATCAATATGAAACACATAGACCGGTATGGTCTTATATCCATAGTATAACATCTTTTTGATACGATGACTACCATCCATTGAACGATATCGTTTTCCTGTAAAAGTAGTTGTACCATCTAATGCAATACCAGGATAGGTAATATCTGAATATTCTACCCTCTCACCATTACAACATTCACAATACATGTCAATATCATTATAATATCCATAATATTGAATATCATTAATATTAATATCCTTTAATCTTCCTTCCCTCATCCAATTTAATCGACGTAATCGTATCCATTGATTCTCTAAACCATCTATAGTCCAATTACCTTCTGACTTATCATAATGCTGAAAACAATCACCTGAATGATAAGAAGAAAATAATATCTTATCATACCAGGCGTTATTATTATATAATTTTATTTCAACATCATTAATATCATCTATACAATAAATGTTACCAGGAACTAGTTCTGGATACTGAGAAAACCCATCATACAGAACTAATTGACCCTTAGATAACACGCATCTTCTCATGTCCTACACGAATACGTGGATCACACCAAATCTCATATCCTGCTTCAATAGCATCAAGACAGAACGAAACATCCTCTCCACACATATCCTGCACGGCACCACTCTCAAATACTTGCATCTTTGGAGCAAACCATGGATACTTCATACCTTCATTCTCAAATACACCCTTCTGAATCATGACCCATCCAAATCCCGTATAATCAACAGTAAATGGCTTCTTTCTCTTACTAATACCATCAACCATCTCATGGTTCATTACACCACCATTAGTCCTAAAGTCATCCTCCTCTAACCAATGCGCAACCGAAGTAGTCCGGCCATCCTCCGTTGAGTACCACCCAGAGGCTATAGGACGCTCCGTTCCGTCTTCCCCTAAAGCCATATCACATAATTGCCAAAACTTCGAAGTGTCAAAAATAATATCACTATCAATCCATAACTGATAATCATACTGCAACTTTCCATCCCATGGAATTTGGTCAGGCCCTCTCAATACATTTGCACCAAGGCACTTGCATCGAGCGAAATTGACCATGCTCGAATAATCTTGACTGATCTGAATACTCATCTGGTTCTGAACCAAATCAAAACACAGTTGTACAAAATTCTTCATGAATGCATAACTACATCCCCTCCCAGGTAAACAAAAGACAATTGATTTGCCTCTCATTCTTGCCTTGATTGCATCATAATCCCACTCAGGACTCTGCTCCTTCTTTTG